CGCTTTCGGCAAGCGGCACTTCACCTACCAAACGCCGCGCAATCTGGACACGAACCTCTATTACACGCCGAATTACCCGGCCGCCTTTACCATCGAAGGGCTTAACCTGCGGATTGTCGGCACGCCTGCTGCAGATACGACCGGCGGCGCGGGCGACGAGATAACACTGACGCCATCCGCGACGGCGACCATCCTCGCCGACAGCCGTATCGTTGCCACGACCTATATCGGCCTGATGCCGCAGTCGTCCAACGCTGCCGACGCGCTCGCTGCGTTATGGGTGGTGCCGAGCGCGGGCGCCGCGGTCATCCACCACGCCTCTAGTACAAATACCGATCAGACCTTTGCTTACAGCCTCGCCAATTTTGAGGGCGCGATCGACACCAGCGTGGTGAATACTGGCGAGGCGGGCCAAATCTACCTCGAGTACCTGTCGGGCATCCCGCCGCTCAGCGATGCCGCCCCGACCAATTGGTTGCTCAGCGAATATCCCAGCGCCTACCTCTGGGGCACGCTGGTCAATGCCGCCCCCTATATCGGGGACGATCCGCGGATGCAGCTCTGGGGGACGAACCGCGAGGCGGCGATCGAGCGCATCCGCCTCGCCGATCGGCGCGCGAAATACCCGAGCGGCTTGATGATCCAGACCGACGTGCGGAACCCCTGATGGCTGGGTTGCTAGACCCGCCGACGCCTTATGCGGGGATGATGGGATCGGCTGATGAACAAATTCCGTCGTTGCCGCCGTGGCTGCCGCCGGATGTACAGCGATACATGCAGACCGCGCCTTCGACCGGCGAGGGTGAGATGCCCGCGCCGGGGCCTTGGCCTTACTCTTACCGGGGGCTTATGGATGAAATGCTGGCGCGCATAGGCCGACCGCAGAATGATTACATGCTGCAGCAGCACATGCGGAACCAAAGAGGGGCGCAGGATTATCCACGCGATGAGGGCGGCGCAAGGGATTACCCGCCGGCAGTCTCGCCGCCATCGACGCCTTTTACCGACCTGATGCAACGCCTGCTGGGCAATCGGGTGCAGATGTAATGGCAATTCTCCCCTTTGGCGAATGGCTACCCGATGGGGCTGCCTTTGGCAACCCCGGCACCGTCACGGCAACTAATGTGGTGCCACGCACCCAGCGGTCCTATACCTCTTTCCCGTCGCCGGTGCCCTATTCAGCGCCGCTGCCGGCCCAGGTCTGCGGCTCATACGGCTATCGCGACGCTATCGGGCATGTCTACAATTTTGCCGGGACGCGACAACGCCTCTATTGCCAACAGACCGGCTCGCCCAACTACGCCGACATAAGCGGCCCGGGCGCGCCCTATAATACGGAGGCGCCGTTCGACGGCTACTGGCAGATGACCTCTTTTGGCAAGAGGATCATCGCCACCAATTACGATGACCCGGTCCAGACCTATTTGACCGGCACCGATACGACTTTTAGCAACCTGGCGGCGGCGGCGCCGCGCGCGCGGTTCGCCGCCGTGATCCGCGACTTCCTCTTTCTCGGCAACACCTACGACAGCATTGATGGCGCGGTGCCGTACCGCCTGCACTGGCCGGCGATTGGCGACCCGACCAACTGGCCGACGCCGGGAACCAATACCGCCATCCAATTGCAGCGTGATTTCCAAGATCTGGTGCAAACCGATGTTGGCGAAATCACTCAGATCGTCGGCGGGCATCTCTCGGCGGCTGATGGCGCCGTGCTGTGCGAGAGGGGCATCTACCGCGTTCAGTACGCTGGAAGCCCGGACATCTTCTCATTTCAGCTTGCCGAGGGGGCGGCCGGCACCGACGCCTCGCTGTCGGTGGTCAATCGCCGCTTGCCCGACGCCAATGGGGTTGTCCGCTCGGTAATCTACTATCTCGGCAGCGATGGCTTTGGTGCGTTCGACGGCGCCGGTTCGAGCGGCATCGGTTCGCAGAAAGTGGACCGAACTTTTTTCAACGACCTCGATGTGCAGTATTTGCAAGCCGTGGCGGGGACCTGGGACCCGCTTCGCAAGCTGATCCTGTGGTTCTATCACGGGCGCCAGCATGGCGGTCTGTACAACCGCGCCATCATCTTTAATTGGGAACTGTCCCGCTGGTCGCTCATTGATCTGACGCCGATCCCGGTCGAATGGGCCGAGCCGAGTACCTACACCACCGCAGGCTACACGCTCGATCAGCTCGACGCGGTCGGCAATCTGGACGCGCTGCAATTTTCGCTTGATAGCCGAGCCTGGACACAGAGCAACCCTATCCTGGGATGGTTTGACGGCAAGCACACGCAAAACTACGTCACCGGGCCGAGCCTGGCGGCGACGATCGAGACAACCGAGGCTCAGCTCTTCCCCGACAAACGCGCCCGCATCACCGGCGCCCGGCCGCTGCACGATGCCCTCGTGCCGGCGTCAGTCTCGGTCGGTACGCGCGAGATGCTCCGCCAGCCGGTGGTCTACCAGGGGGCGGTGCCGGAAAACATCTTGGGCAATTGTCCGCAGCGCACCACCGGGCGCTATGTCCGGTTCCAGGTGCAGATCCCGGCCGGGGGCAACTTCACCAACGCGATCGGGATCGACGCCGCGGCGATGCCGGAGGGCATCCGCTGATGGCGCAGGCAAATCTCACCCGCCCGCCGGCCATCCCGCTTGTCCCCGCCGATGTCGGCAACGCCAAGGTCACCACCGTGCGGCACGCCGCGGCGATCAATGCTTTGCTGCGCGGCGGGATCAGCGCGACCCTCGGCGTGACGCTGGCGCCCAACGCGACGACATCAACATTCTCCGACAGCCGGATCGGACCCTTTACCTATATCGGGCTTATGCCGACCACCGCGAACGCCTGCGACGCGCTGCCGTCGATCTGGATCGCGCCGACCGCCGGCAGCGCGACCGTGCATCATGCCTCCAGCCCCCATACCGATCAGACGTTCGTGGCGATATTGATTGGCTAGGGATGCCAGCGGATGTCGTTACCGACATCGCGATTGAGCTGCCGCCCCTAGACGATATCGCCCGCGATTGGCGGCAGATCGAGCCGATCCTTAAACGCGCCACCGACCGCGACCGTGGCTACGAGCCGATCGACGTTCTGCAGCTCGTCATGCTCGGCCAGATGACAATTTTTACCATCCGCGAGCGCGGCAGCATCGTGGCGGTGGCTGTCACGCATGTTCATCCCTTCCCGCGCTGCCGGGTTCTCGACGTGCCGTTTATCGCCGGCAACGGGCTGCAGCGCTGGTGGCGGCCCATGCTCGACGCGCTCGATGCACAGGCTGAGGCGACGGGATGCGTGGCGATCAGCGGCTGGAGCCGCAAGGGCTGGGCGCATTTCGGTTTTGACGTGACTGGCGTGGGTCTAACGCGGCGCCTGAAGGATTGAACATGGGTACCAAAAGCACGCCATCCACACAAACGACCCAACAGAGCAATCCGCTCGGACAGGCGCAGGTCCCGTATCTCACCGGATTGTGGGATCAGGCGGCGAACGCGACCGGCATGAAGCCCGGCGGTGACCCAACCCTAGGCGGCGCATACCTTGGTCAAATTCAGGGCGCCGCCACCAATAACTTCAACCAAAGCGCCGGGCTGGCGAGCAGGACCGTTCCTTCCGCTCTCAACTTTACCAACCAGGCGCTTGCCGGCACGCTGCCGCAGAGCCAGCTTCCCGGCGGCCCGCAGATCGGCACGCTCGGCGGCATCGGCGCGGGCGCAGTGAACGCCGGCACCGGCTACGGGGATGCAATCTCCAACGCCGCCTATGGCTCGCCTGGCGCGATCTCGCCCTATACCAACGCGCTGAGCACCGCCGGCTCGGGGGCAATCCAGAACGGCATGATGACCGGCGGCGCGCTCGCCAACGCCGCCTATGGCGTGCCGGATCAGACCGCGCCGTGGGCCAATAGTCTCGCCAATACCGCACAAGGGGCGATCGGTGCCGGCAATACCTACGGCGGCGCGCTCGCCAATATGGGGTATGGCGCGCAGCAGGCCAGCCAAGGTTATGGCAACAATATCGCCAGCATTGCCAGCCAGATGCCCGGCGCGGTGGCGCCGTCGGTATCCGGCCTGCAGGGCCTCGCCGGCCAATACGGCGGGCTGGTCGGCAGCGGCTACCAGCTCGGCGGCGCGCTGCAGAACCTCGCCGGGCAGGCGCAGGGCGTGGCGGCCCCGGCATTGGCCGGGCTCTACGGCAACGCCGGCATGGGTGTGTCGGGGAACCCGATCTACAACTCGCTGATGGGAATGGCGAACGGCCAGTACACCGACCCTCGCAGCAACCCCGCGCTTGCCGGCTCATTACAGGCCGCCAACCAGGCGCTGAGCGACACCTACCAGACCGCGACCGCGCCGCAGCTTGCTTCGGGTTTCGAGAGTGCCGGGCGTTATGGCTCCGGCGGCATGGCAAATGCGATGCAGCAGGCTCAGGTGGGCCTCGGGCGCGGGTTGGCGGCGGCGGATACCGGCATTGTCAACAACGCCTACAATACCGGGCTACAGGCGCAGCTCGGTGCCGGCCAGGCGCTCGGCGGCGCGTTCAACACCGGAATGGCGAACGCCAATCAGGCGCTGACGCAGGCCGGCCAGCTCGGCCAATCGGGCGTCACTAATGCCGGCAATATCCTCGGCCAGGCCGGAACGACGCTCGGCAACCTGGTCGG